AACAGCCGATGTGCCCGCCAAAGTCAGAGTTACTGCTCCAGCAGATGTGATAGTTGGAGTGATCGTAAATGCGCTCAAACCACCACCGTAAATTTTATTTTGCGACACATTACTGACAAACACGGTGTAGTTTCCAGCAGGAACGCCAGCAAGAGTCAGCGTACCAGAAAAAGCAATCAAATCGCCAGCACCTGAACCTCTTGCTGTTCCAACAAACGTAAAAGTTTCTGCGGCATATATTTGGTCCTCGTAGTCAAATCCAGCAACAGAAAACTCAATAGTTCCAGTTTTTCCACTGCTCTCAAGTGGAGGATTGTTGATGTAAATTTGAGGTTGATAAACTTTTGCGCCAACTCCGGTTGTCAAATCACGAAGATTAGTTACTGTGCAACGAGAGCCTTCGTAGTAAGGAGTAGTCGAACTATTTTTGAATACCGCGACAGAATAAGACCCATTGACATACAAATCTGTAAAACTGACGTTGGTATACCCGTTACCAAGATCGGCAAAACACTCGGCGGAAGTAAACGCGCCGTAACCAGTAGAATGGTTCGGGTTTGTAATACTAACCATGCCGAGGTTTTTATAGATTTTGAACATCCCCTTTGTAGTGCCTTCACTGGAAACACAATCAAAAGTGACGTTACTGCAATCATTAACACAGTATGAGTACAGACTGCTTGCGTCTGCGGCAGTAGCTGTAAATTTAATTGATACCGGACGATGAGGCGGGTATGGATTTTGTATTCCTGGTGTATTTGTGTTGTTCCCAGATCCTGTTCCAGGGTCTCCGCCTACAAGATATCCATACTGGCAAGAAGCAGCGTACGTGTTGGAAAAAACAACGGTAGTACCTGTCCAGTAATAAAAGCCAACATCGCACTCTCTGGCTTTTACTGTGGTGAAATTGGAAGCCCAGCACCACATATCTAAACCACGCTTCCATCCTTGGCAAGTTACATTGCGAACGGATACGTTTTCTGTGAAATACAACCACAGTCCAGAACCTGTGCGCGTTCCAGGCGTAGCAGAAACACCATTTATGTTTTTAATCCACAGATTTTCAAACATTAAATTGCGTTGGTAAGTTCCGTTTGAACTACCACCATACGCAGATGCGGTTCCATAATTAACAGGGTCTGCTGGACGATTGGAAAGATAAATTCCATCCACATCAGACGATCCAGACAAATCAAACGACAATACCGATTGCCCTTCTGAATCGCCAATCACAGTAAAGCCATATTCACCACTAATAGGTGGCGTAGCCAATGATGCGGTAACTAAATAATTGCCTTTTGGGATGAACACAGTTTTGCCATATGCGGCATCAAAACAGGCTTGAATTGCAGCCGTGTCATCAGTAACACCATTTCCGACTGCACCAAAATCTTTGACACTGACAGTTTGAGACAGCTTGGCTTCAACGTTTGTTTGAGCAGCATTCGTGAATGGTGGATCGTAGACGACGTTCTCAGCATTTACGCCAGTGATCACTTCACCGCTGTAGCGTTCTGTGGCTGCAGGAGCGCTATACACCACGCTGCCATTCTTGTTCATCACGCGAATGCTGTAGTCGCTGTTGACGTACAGGCGTGCAGGCGTTCCGCTGTTGGAAGGGTAGCCTCCAAGCGTGCGGATCGGCTGATCTGCCGGAATGGTCAGTGCCGAATCCCAGTAGACGTTGATGGGGTTGACCTGAGGATCGAGGTTTTCTTGGCCAATCCAGACAAAGCCACCCTCAAGAGGCTGGCCATCAATGTCCGTGAAGATCGGATAGGTTGGTTGAATCGAGAGTGCGGACATTACTGGTTCTCCTGGTCGAATTGCTCCTGGGTCTGCAGCGATTGAACGATGAACTTCTCACGCGCACTCATTTCGCGTGGGAGCTTCACCGCGTCGGCAAACTTCTGGAAAGATTGTGACATTTACTGTGCCTTACGTTTGAGGATTTCTTCCATCGCTTTGATGGCGTTTTCTTTGTTGACGCCGCGCAAATTTTGCGCCTTCTCGGCCAGCAGGTCAAAGGCTCGCTGGGCAGCATTGCCTCTGGCGATGTCAAGGCCGGTTTGCATGGCTTCGGCCACTTGGCCCTTGAGCGACGTCTGAGCAGCAGCACCGAACATGCGGTCGAGTTCATTGGCAAAGATCAGCTGGTTCACCACGTCGTCTTCCAGCTTCATGCCGTACTTGCTGGCCACCTGGTTGGCCTGGTCGAGCGAGTCGATCAGGTTTGCCCGTGTGCCGTAGTTGCTGGTCAGCTTTCGCATGGCCGTTCCGAGCGCCTTGTTGGCGTTTGGCGACTCCAGATCAATCTGGGTGCCTGCCGCACGTTGCAAGTCATCGAGTGCCGTGATGGTGTCCGCATACTTCTCGTTGGCCGCACGGTAGTCCGGGAAAGTTTCGCCAAGAGACTGGTTCAGGTTGCGACGCAGGTTCTTCAAGATGCGCTCAGCCTGAGCCGTCAAAGGATTGGCCAGGTTCTTTTTGCCGTAGTTGACCTGCGTGTCAATGAAACGCTTGGCAGTGTGCACACCATAGGCGTCTGGCGCATTGGTGGCGCTCAGGCGCTCCAGGACGGCATTCAAGGTGCGCTGGGCAGCCTTGTCACCCTGAATGTCAGAGCCTTGCAGGATGGCCTTGGCCACGCCGTTTTCATCAAGCTCGACCTTGACGCCGATGCTGGACAAGTCATCCAAGAACGAGTTGATCGCAGGATCGTAGTTGACAGCCTGGCCGCGCAAGCGTGTCTGCGCAATGCGGTCAATGGCCGTTCCTGCCTTTTTGTTGGCGTCCGTCAGGAAGTCAACGCGAGCCTGCACGGTATCGCCAAGAATGTCTGCAGGCCTGTTCATAGCCCTGAACTTCTCGCTCTTCTCGCCCATCTTGAAGATGTTGAGCATCTTGGTCATGGCCGAGCGATCTTTTTCAGATGCTGCCTTGATGCTGGCCACCGCGCCGTCTTTCCAGCCTTGCTTGATGGCACTGACTGCCTCATTGTCTGGCACCACCTGAGTGCCTGAAAGACGGACGTTCACCAGATCAACAGCATCAGGCGTCTGTGCCAGTTGGCTTTTGATGATGCGCTGATTTTCAGGAGCGATCTTCTCGCCCACGGTGGCTTTGATGCTTTGCACCGCCTCTTTGAATGTCGGCTCGACCTGTTCACGGATACCTGCGCCAGTTGGCGCGACGGCTTTGGCTGTGGCCTGAGTGACTGCCTTGGCAATCTGAGGAACGGCAGGAAGCAAACCACCGCCAACAGCGGCAGCCAGTTGCCCGACGGGGCCTGCGCCCATTTCCTTGGCCGTCTGACCTGCAGCGCCAGCAGATGCACCACTGGCGGCCTGAAGGCCGGGTGCTGTGGCCATAAGTTGACCGACGCCCTTGACGATCGGAGATGCAGCCTGCGCCAGCGTCTGGCCAGCAGCAACCATGCCACCAGCGCTACCGGCACCAGCTGCTGTGGCCTGGACAATGCGCTCAGCCTCAGTGCGAGGCTGCGCCACACCGACACGAGTCAGAATGTCAGCCAATGCGTCGGTCGGCAATGTGTACTGTGTGCCGAACATGCTGTTGACGGCGCCGACGACCGGATCAGCAACCAATCCGGCCAATGTTGCAGCGCCAGCACCAGCGATAGCGCCAGGGACTGCGCCAACACCACCAAGCAAAGCACCAGCAGCGCCGCCAGCAAGAGCGCCAGCGGCAGGAAGCGCCAATCCTCTGGTGGCCGCGCCAGCAAGTCCTGTGGCTGTTGTACTTGGCTGCTCAGGTTGTTGCACCTGGCCACCGAACTGCGCAGCCAATGCCGCGAGATCAGCAGGAGACTGAGCCTGTGCAGCTGGTGCCGCTTGTGCTGTCGGGAAACTTACATCGACGGCCACGCCTTTTCCGCCTTCGGTTTGCACGTTGAAGGTTTGTGTTGGCGCAGGCGAGACAGAGCCGCCAAACTGTTTTGCAAGTGCTTCGTAGTCCATTACAGCCCTGCCGATTTCTTGAATCCATCAAGCGCTTGCTGGCTTGGAAATGTCACGACTCTTCCATCCGGCAAAGTCAAAGACAATGCCGCACCTGGTGCAGTAGGTACTTGATAGTCTTTCGGTGCAGCACGACCAGCACGGGCTCTCAGAGAATCTAAGTAAACCGGGATCGCCGCGAGCTTTTGCTTTCGCGTGTCTGCATCATCCGAAAAAAGTGGCGTCAGCTCTTCCAGCTTCTGCTTGGCTTCGTCTCGGTTCACGCCTGCACCAGTGGCAGCACGTAGCAACGCCTCGGACAGTGAACTTGCCGCTTGAGTGAACTTTTGACGATCTGTGCTGCGAGCAATCGCCGCAGTGCCTTCGCCAATGAAAGGCAAAGTGCCGAGTGCAGATTCGACCACTCCAGGCTTTTCTGCGCCAGTAGGCTTGCCTTCTTTGGTGTACATGGCACCAAGCATGTTGGTATATGCGTTGGTCGCCTGAGCAAGCCACCCAGCGGCCTTGCGCTCATCCTCAGTCGCTGCTTTTCCGCCTTCGCCTTTACTCGGCAATGGCAGGCCTTTCAACGCAGCATCAAAGTCAAGGCGCAGCATTTGCGCTTCGGTGCCGAGCTTGTTGGTCTCGACCAATGCCTTGTTGGTTTGCGCTTTTGTAAGGCCAAGGTCAGCGGCTTTTTTCTGTAGGTCTGCAATTGCAACCTTTTCTGCATACTTGGCTTCAACAGCAGCCTTGTCTGCATCAGAAACAGCCTTCCGCATTTCGGCTTCTTTTTGTTTCTGCAGATCAGGAAATAACGCTTCCTGTTGTTGAGTTTTGATCGACTTGTCAATCGACTCAAACATCTCTTTTGCTCCAGGAATCCTGGACGTGACAGTAACCAAAGATTTGAATGCAAGTGCAGGCCCACGATTAGGGTCTTCAGCAGCATCGGCAATGCGCTCATACAGAGATGCCTCTGCCTCATCTCCACTGTTGCGCTGTGCAGTTGCATAGTCTCTAAGCAACTTAACGCCAGTTTGTGGGTTCACCTGTAGCGCAGACAAAATCTGCCCATTGGTTTTCAGGACGCCTTGCTGCTGCTCTTTGCTGAATGCTTCAATGTACGGACGAAGTGCATCAGCACGATCTTTTGGCAAAACAGAGGCGAATCGCAAAGCATCGCGCATTGTCGGATTCGGGTTTGCAAAAAACTTTGCTTCCTCTTGTGCTGCAAGCTGCTGCTGAATCTTTTGCTTCTCAAGAAGTTGGCGCTGTTCCTCAAATTGTTGCAAACCTGCACCAAGTTGAAAGCCTTGCGCAGCCTGCTTAAATGGGTCAGCGACTTGCGCCGTGTAGTCGATCGGTGCAACCATATTTAGAACTCCTGCGACGCAAGCATCGCTGTTTGCTGCGAGCCTGGCGTCGTGCCATATTGCAATGCCGTGCCGATATTTAGGCCGCCAGTACCGCCGCCAAAAATTCCAGGAAACACTTTGCCAAAACCACCGGCGCCTTGAATCGCACCGAATGCCTTGGAAATTCCGCTTGTGAGTTGATTTTCTGCAAGCGCTCCACCAGCCTGAGCAGCGCCTTGCTGCCCAAGCAAAGTAGCGATGTTTGCACCTGTTGCTTGACCAAATGCGGCTTGGCGTGCGGCAGATGCTTGACCGATGTTTGCCAGTCCACCAAGACGCTCATATTGCTGGCTGATGAGGTTAGACAGCAACTGTGGACGGAACTGGGCAAGTGCTGCCTGAATGTTTCCACCGCGCAGTCCACCAGTGGCAGACGCACGTTGCAGCAATGCGTTTTCGCCTTGCTCCATGAGGGCTTGGTACTGAGGAGACGCCTCAAGTGCCGCAATGGCCTGCTGCTGTGCAGGGCCACCAGCAATGCCAAGCAATGCCTGCTGCTGGCCAATAGCGCCGACACCGGCTTCGCGGTAAGGAGAAAGCAGTTTTGTGATTTCGTCAAACTGGCGACGCTGTTCTTCAATGCCAGCTTGTGCAGCACCGGCCTGAATGCCGGATGCTTCTTGTGCAGTCTCTCGGCCTTCAATCGCTCCACCAAGCGCGGAGCCAATAGTCCCACCGATAGGCCCACCAAAGATAGAGCCTGCAATGCCTCCGAGTGTACTAAGCAATCCCATGTAAACACCTCAATTTTTCATTGGATGCCGCCGGGTGCACTTTACTCAGCGGCTTGATTTTCCCACAAATGCTTGCTTTTGCAAACGCCTTCCGTAAAATGGTCTGGCAGCTCACCCGACGGGGGACAGGCGACTCATCACCGCTTGCTGCATCTTTCGATGGCTTTCCACTCTGATGAGGTGCGACATGATCACACAAGACCGACTGCGCGAGCTTGCGCATTACTGCCCGGAGACGGGACAGTTTACACACCTGCAGTCCAAAGGACGCAAGAAGGCTGGCATGCCTGCCGGATCGCTGCGCCGCGATGGATACGTCTACATCATGTTTGACGGTTTCCGAGGAATGGCACACCAGTTTGCGTTTCTGTACGTCACTGGCGAATGGCCTACGCAAGAGATTGACCACATAGACGGAAAAAAGGCCAACAATGCCTTTGCCAACTTGCGCCATGTCAGCAGGCAAACAAACACAGAGAACAAGCGCACGGCCAAGCGCACCAGCACTACCGGATTGCTTGGCGTGATAAGGCATCCACGTGGGTTTGTTGCTCGCATAGTCAGCGAAGGCAAGCGCAAGTATCTTGGCATCTTTGAGACGCCAGAGGCTGCGCATAAGGCCTACGTTCAGGCAAAGCGAGAGTTGCATCAAGGCTGCACCATTTAGTCGTCTTCGTATTCCCGTTCTTCCCACGCCTGGCATGACCTCATGTCATGACAAATGAAGTCGAACTTCTTGCAGTAGCCGCGATACCCTGCTCCATCATCCCACTGGTTGCGTGGGATTCTGTCCATTTTGGCTTGCGTCAGCGGGTCATTGAAAAAGTATTCACAATTCGAGCAGCGACGACGACGGGCCTCTTTCTCGTCCACCTGCATGGCCTTGCCAAGTGCAACCCAATAGACCTTGTTGGCCGTTGGCTCGTTGCTTGGGTTTTCAGGGCCGAGCATCCAGTCATCGATCACCACCTGGGTGTTCTTCTTGTTCTCGGCCGCTGTGATGAACGGCATGGATTCAGGCAGGCCGGTGAAGCCAGCCACCATGATCTTTGGCATTTCCATTGTGGTCTCCTTAAGTGATTTCACGGCCAGAGGCGCGGATGGTCAGGGCAGTGGCCGTGCCGGTGGTCGAGATGAATCCACCATTGGCCAGCACTTGGCCAACCAGCTCGGGGAAAGTGTAGGTCTCGTCCGGTGCAATGGCGCGGCTGTCCACGATCAGGTTGGTCGTGCCTGCGCTGCCGCCGCTGCTCACCAGGTGCACGCTGATCACGGCATTGCTGGCGCTGGTGTTGGTGGCGGTAAATTTGTCGATGATGGCCGTGCAGTTGGTGGCGGTGTATTGCGTGGTCTGCGCCGCCTCCATCTGCTTGGAGCCAATGAGGGGTTTTGCTGTGACTGCCATG